ACTTTGTCCCCCTCGAAGGCTAATTGGGCGCATATTGGACACAATTCGCTAAATTGTATAGACAATTCAAACAATTTGTGGTAAAATTCAGACAGAATCATACTTTGATGCTCCTTTTCAACCCGGCGCAGGTTAGGGCACGCCTGCGCCGGACAACCTGGACAACAAAAGACAGTTTCTTTTCATGATAAACGCCTTCTATAATCGCCGCAGTGGATTGACCTCCGACTGCGGCCCCTACGGGGGAAGGCGAAGAGGTGAGACATAATGACGAAAGCCAGTTGGGTACGGAAAGTTAATAGAGCTATGAGAGATGCAGGTGTGTATCAGACCTTCTTCAAGGACACGATCGATGCACTCGCCGAGATCCTCGCTCGAAGGGATGCCACTCTGGAAGAGTTCGAGGCTCAAGGCACCGGGCTCACGATCACCTATACCAACAAGAACGGGGACCTGATCAGCAAGGTTAATCCTCTGATCACGCTCTGGAATACGCTTAACACTCAGGCGCTCAGCTATTGGAAGGAGCTCGGACTTACTCCATCCGGGCTTAAGAAGCTCAACGACAAGTCGATTAAGGTCGAGAAGAAGAGCACCCTTGAAGCAGCGCTTGAGGCATTAGGCGCGGACAGATGACAGACCACTACGCTGAGGTGATGGAGTACGCCAAGGCGATTAAGTCAGGTAAGAAGCTTGCTTGTAAGGAATTGAAGCAGGCGGTTGATAGATTCTATAAGGACTTAAAGGACAAGAGGTATGAGCTTAAGAAGCGGGACCCGGAGTTCTGCATCAATCTGATAGAGATGACCTTCTGCCACCAGCAGGGTGAGAAGATAGACGGAACGCCGTTAAGGGGTAAGCCCTTCGAGCTTCTGCCGTATCACAAGTTCATCATATACAACTTGGTTGGCTTTAAGCTCAAAGGCACAGACATTCTGAGGTATCACGAGTCGCTGATATTCGTACCGCGTAAGAATGTCAAGTCTACCTTCGCAGGTGCGCTCGCGTGGGCTCTGTCCATGCTCTACCGGGCATCAGGCTCGAAGTGCTATATCTTCAGTGCCGCGCTTAAGCAGTCCTTAGAGAGCTGGGGGTTCATAGCCTATAACATCAACAGAATGGGCGAGAACCAAAACGACGGCGGTCATGCAAGGATCGTCGACAACAACAACCAGCACGTCATTAACATGGACATGGACAGTGGCTCATTCTACATACAGGCGCTTGCAGCGAATCCGGATAAGCAGGACTCATTAAATGCAAACATCTGTATATGCGATGAGATACACGCATACAAGAGTCCCAAGCAGTATAACCTTGCTAAGGAGTGCCAGAAGGCTTATACCAATAAGATCTTGATCGGTATCTCCACGGCGGGTGATGATGAGCAGGCCTTTCTCGGTCAGAGGCTGGCCTACTGCCGTAAGGTATTAGACGGCACGATAGAGGATGAGCAGTACTTCATCTTCATGTGCTGTGCCAATCCGGACCCGGACACAGGCGAGATAGACTACGCCAATCCCGAGGTGCACGAGATGGCTAACCCCGGCTACGGTGTGACCATCAGACCTCATGAGCTCATTAACGATGCCATGCAGGCACAGAACGACCCACAGCAGAGGAAGGACTTCTTCGCTAAAAGCTTGAATGTCTACACCAACGCTATGCGGGCATATTTCAACATGGACGAGTTCCGGAAGAGTGACAGGCAGTACAGCTACAGCCTTGAGGAGCTCGCCAAGCTACCGATAGACTGGTACGGCGGAGCAGACCTATCAAAGCTCCACGATCTGACCGCCGCCGCGCTGTTCGGTCACTACAAGGAAGAGGATTTAGACATCATAATCACACACGGCTTCTTCCCGGTGGTTGCCGCACACGAGAAAGCGGAACAGGACGGCATACCGCTATTCGGATGGCAGGACGACGGATGGCTCACCATGACCAACACGCCAACGACCGAGATCGAGGACGTAGTCCATTGGTTCAAGGATATGCGAACCAAGGGCTTTAAGATAAAAGAGATAGGGCATGATCGGAAGTTCGCCAGGGAATATATCATCGCCATGAAGGCGGCTAAGTTCCGGGTGATAGATCAGCCTCAGTTCTACTATCTCAAGTCGGAAGGCTTCCGACACATTGAGAACAGTGCAAAGCGCGGTAAGCTCTACTATCTGCATTCAGAGGCTTATGAGTATTGCGTAGCCAATGTAAGGGCAGTAGAGCAGACGGACGATGCAGTCCGATATGAGAAAATCAAAGAGAAGCGAAGGATAGATCTGTTCGATGCATCCGTGTTCGCTTCAATCAGATACTTGAGTAACCTTGGTAAGGCTAATCCATCAGATTGGTGGAAGAGTAAGAAGGAGAAGGACAGTGAGTAAGAAGAGCAAGAAGGCGAAAAACTTAAGAAGCGCAGCTCCTACGATAGGGTGGATACCCCTATCGGATGCGGACTCTATCATCTGCTCCGGCTATACCTCTCTTGACCACTCACCTGAGATCATGACGGGCTGTAGAAGGATAGCAGAGCTGATCGGCTCGTTAACCATCCACCTGATGGCTAACACTGACAGAGGCGATGAGCGCATCATCAATGAGCTATCCGCTAAGATAGATATCAATCCGAACCCGTACCAGACAAGGAAGGCTTTTATCGAATCGGTGGTAATGAACCTCCTTCTGTACGGTAACGGTAATTCAATAGTGCTTCCTCACACGCATGAGGGTCTGCTCGGCTCGTTGGAGCCGATCAGCGCCGAGCGTGTCAGCTTTAACCCTCAGACCTACACGGACTATCAGATCATGATAGACGGCAGGCCATTCAATCCGGATGAGGTGCTTCACTTCACATTGAACCCGGACAGAACGTATATGTGGAAGGGTAGGGGCTTAAGGATAAGCCTTAAGGACGTAGCCAATAACCTGAAGCAGGCGGCGGCTACAGAGAAGGCGTTCATGCAGAGCAAGTGGAAGCCTTCCATCATCGTCAAGGTTGATGCCATGACGGAAGAGTTCAGCTCCGCGGACGGAAGGGAACGCCTGAGGAAGGAATACATCGATACCAATGAGGCGGGCGAGCCTTGGATCATACCTGCAGAGCAGTTCCAGATCGAGCAGGTACGGCCGTTAAGCCTCTCTGATATAGCTATTAATGATAACGTGCAGATGGATAAGCGTACCGTAGCGGCTATCCTTGGAGTGCCACCCTTCCTTCTGGGAGTAGGTGAGTACAACAAGAACGCATGGAACGCATTCATCTCAACAACCATCAGACCTATAGTGATAGGCTTACAGCAAGAGCTTACCAAGAAGCTCATATTGAGTCCTAAGTGGTACCTCAAATTCAATGTGCTATCACTGTATGATTGGGATCTACAGACGCTCGCTGATGTGTTCGGCAAGCTCTCAGACCGAGGCTTTGTAACGGGTAATGAGGTCAGAGACCGCCTTGGCATGACTCCGCTTGATGGGCTTGATGAGCTGAGAGTTTTAGAGAACTACATCGGTTGGGAATATAGCAACCTTCAGAAGAAGCTGATACAGGAGGACGATAAGAATGGCTGATAGAGATATGAGACAGACGCGGGCTATAACCGCAGATTTTAAGACAAGAAGCGAAGGAGAAGAGAAGATCATCGAAGGCTACTTCGCAGTCTTCAACGACATCTACGAGATTTTCCACGATGCGACCGAGTCGATAGCTCCAGGCGCGTTCACTGGAACACTCGCTGATGATATAAGGGCACTTGTTAACCATGATTCTACCCTTGTGCTTGGTAGAACGATAGCTCACACATTAGAGCTCTCACAGGATGAGCACGGACTGTTTGGGCGCATTCGAATCAATCCGAACGATACGGATGCAACCAACCTCTATGAGCGAGTTAAGAGAGGCGATGTGAGTCAATGTTCTATAGGCTTTGACATTCTGTCTGAGGATACCGAATACCGAGATGACGGAAGCGTCCATTGGACTATACGAGAAATCAAGCTCTATGAGGTAACATGTTGCACGTTCCCGGCATATGAGAATACGGGCATCAGCGCACGTAAGCGAGATCTCGAGGCACTGCAGGCCAAGAGAAGGGAAGCTTGGAAGGCGCAGATGTTGACCCGACTTAAAGGAGGTAACACCAATGCTTAGAGCACTAATGCTTAAGAGGCAGATTGATGGCGCTAAGAAGGAGCTTGAGGCTCTTCGAGCTAAAGAAGAGGGCTTCGCTAAGAGAGAAGCAGAGCTCGCAGGCGACATCGAGGAAGTCGAGACAGCTGAGCAGGAAGAGGCTGTCAAGGACGAGATAGAGAAGTTCGAAGCTGAGAAAGCTGAGAACGCAGAAGCTCAGAAGGAGCTTGAGGAGCGAGTAGCTGGCCTTGAGTCAGAGCTTGCAGATGTAGAGAGTAAGGCAGAGCAGGCAGTAGCACCGGAGGCACCGGTTGAGCCTGAGGCCAGAGCAAAGGAGGATTATATTCCAATGACAAAGAGAGATAAGATGTTCGGTTCAACCGTTCAGGAACGCGATGCACTCTTCCAGAGAGAAGAGGTGCAGGCATGGATTGGTGAGGTTCGCTCAGCGATCAAGGAGAAGAGAGCACTCACTAACGTGGGTCTGACCATCCCTAAGGTATTCCTCGGAGTACTCCGTCAGAATATCGACCAGTGGTCAAAGCTCTATAAGCACGTTAATGTTCGTCAGATCAGCGGTGACGGCCGTGAGGTTATCATGGGCGCATATCCTGAGGCTGTATGGACAGAGGCTTGTGGAATCCTTAATGAGCTTGATCTTGGCTTCGCTGATGTTGAAGTAAGCTCATACAAGCTCGGTGGCTTCTTCACCGTGTGTAACGCAGTGCTCGAGGACTCAGACCTTGACCTTGCTGCAGAGCTTATCACAGCACTCGGTCAGGCTATCGGTAAGGCGCTCGATAAGGCTATCCTTTTTGGTACCGGCACCAAGATGCCTCTCGGATTCTTCACAAGACTTGCGCAGACAGAGCAGCCCGCTGATTACCCTGCTAACGCTAGACCTTGGGTAGACCTTCATCAGTCTAACGTTAAGGTTATTGGCGCAAGCTCAGCTTCAGAGGGCATAGCACTCTTCAAGAGCTTTGTTAAGGATGCTGCGGCTGCTAAGGGCAAGTACAGCCGTGGCGCCAAGGTTTGGGCTATGAACGAGAAGACCTATACACACTTCAAGGCAGAGGCTATGAGCGTTAACGCTGCAGGCGCTATCGTGTCAGGCTTCGATGGCAGAATGCCTGTTGAAGGTGGCATCGTTGAGGTTCTCGACTTCATCCCTGATGACATGATATTCGGTGGATATCTCGACCTGTATCTCTTGGCTGAGAGATCTGCTACCAAGTTTGCGCAGAGCGAGCATTACAAGTTCGTTGAGGACAAGACTGTGATCAAGGGTACCGCAAGATATGACGGTGTGCCTGTTATCGCTGAGGGCTTCGTAGCCATCGGTATCAACAACACCACACCTTCTGCAGGAAGCATCAGCTTCGTAGCTGACGATGCTAACACTGTACAGGGTATCACCATTAACAAGACCGCTGTGTCTGTTGTTAAGGATCACACAGTACAGCTTAAGGCAGTTACATCACCTGTTGAGGGAACCATCACATGGGCTTCTTCAGACGAGACTTACGCTACAGTTGATACGACTGGTAAGGTGACAGGTGAGGCAGCAGGATCAGCTACCATCACAGCTACATGCAACGGTGTTGTAGCAAGCTGTGTAGTCACTGTATCAGCTTCTTAATTCATCCCTAAAGATATATGGAGGTATAGACCATGAACCAGCGAGCCATTGAGGACTGCCTTGATCTTGTCAAGATAGATCTTGGTATCACTACAAGTGCATACGATTCTAGACTAATGCAGACCGTCAAGGCCGCTGTTCAGGCTATAACCTCGGAGGGCATAGAGCTTGATTCCACTAATGTGGGCGATATGCAGATCGTGACGATGTACGCCACATGGCTGTGGAATAAGCGCCGTACCGGGGAAGGGATGCCCCGCATGATACGATATGCTCTCAACAATAAGCTATTCGGAAGGAAGGGCGAGAACAATGGATGATACCATCAACCTTCTGGTAGAGTCTACATCCGTAGATGAGGACTTCAACAATGTAGCCACATACAGGCGCAAGCCGGTGTTCTGCCGTGTGCGCTCTGTGACGATGACCGAGTTCTATAACGCAGGTCAGGCAGGCTTAAGCCCGGCATACGTCTTCGAGATATTCCACGGAGACTATAACGGCGAGAAGCTCCTCGAGTTCAAGAAAAAGACATACGCGATCTATAGAACATATCACAGGGTGCAGGATGATACCATTGAGCTCTATGCGGAAGATAAGGCAGGTGTGACCGATGGAGATGTCAATTGATGATTTAAGCCTTGCTAAGGATGTAGGCAAGATCTTGCAGACATTCGGCAAGGGTGTATCTCAAGCGGTAGACCATGCGGCGGATCAGGTGGCTAAGCAGGCTATCCTTAAGCTTAAGAGTACCTCACCTGTGGGCGCCGGCACATGGGGCGGTCACTACGCCCGAAAGTGGAAGGTTAAGATCGTAAGCGGTAAGCGGGTGATCTACAATGAGAAATATCAGCTCACGCACCTCTTGGAGAACGGGCATGATGTGATAAGCAACGGTAAGGCCGTAGGGCACGTATCAGGACAGCCGCACATCAGGCCGGTTGAAGAGTGGGTGCAGGATGAGTTCGAAGAGCTTCTCACAAGAGAGATAGAAGGAGGTATAGGCTCATGACTAATGCAGAGATAGGCACGATGCTTCGTAGCACCGGGCTACCCGTATTCTATGATCATGCCAAGCAAGGCGCCAAGCTTCCCTATATCGCCTACACGACTTCCACGGATAACTTCCATGCGGATAACAAGACTTATCAGAAGATAACAGCCATAAGGGCTGTGCTCTATACTTCGAATAAGTCCTCAAGCCTCGAGGCTACCCTTGAGGCGGTTTTAGATGCTAATGACTTACCATGGGATCGCGATGAGGTCTATGAGACCTCTTCCGAGGTCTTCATGGAAATATATGAAAGTGAGGTTGTTTAAATATGCCTTCAACACCAGCTAACAAGGTCCAGTTCGGACTTAAGAATGTGCATTATGCGCTTGTTACCGAGACACCCAACCAGTCAACAGGTGCGCTCGAGACAACGTATGGCGCAGTTAAGGCTTGGCCGGGTGCCGTTAAGATGACAATGACAGCTTCAGGTGAGCAGAACAAGTTCTTCGCAGACGATACAGCCTACTACACTGTGTCAACCAACGCAGGATATGACGTTGAGTTCGAATGCGCTGCTATCCCTGAGGATGTTAAGACATCCGTACTTGGCCAGAGCAAGGATACGAAGGGTGTCATCTTCGAGACATCCGATGATACACTGCACTACATCGCTCTTCTGTTTGAGTTTAACGGCGATCAAGGTGCAGCTAAGCACGTCCTCTACAGATGTATGCTGTCAAGGCCTACACGAGAGGGATCAACCACAGAGGATTCAACCACAGTTCAGACTCTCAGCCTCAATCTTACCGCTTCCGCTCGTGTGGACGCAGACCATAAGATACATGGCGAGATCGGTCCTGATGGGGACGCTACCGTCTACGCAGGCTGGTACGACTCTGTGTATGTAGCAGCAAGCTAAGGATTTTCGCGCAGCATAACCGCGCTTATCCTCCAAGCCACCCGTGGAGGCTCACGGGTGGCTATTTTTAAAAAGGAGTAAGGGATATGTATAAGACGATAGAACTAGGGGGTAAGCCGTTAGAGCTTCAGAGCAATGCGGCTACACCAAGAGTGTACAGGTCAATATTCAATAGGGACCTATTCAAGGACTTCACGGCGATCGATACTGAAGCGCTGGGAGCCGGATCTAGTTTAGAGACGCTTGACCTCATTAAGCGCCTCGCATTCACTTTGAATATTCAAGCTACTCGAGAGTTTAGATCTTACTACGGAAAGCTTTCCGAGGTAGACTTCGTGGAATGGCTCAGCCAATATGAGGATGAGGAGTTCTACGATTCCGAGAAGCTTATCGATATAATCGCAGTCTGGCAGAAATCTGCCAAGACTTCCTCAGAAGCAAAAAACCAAGTAAGCCCACAGTAAGAGAGCTTAACACGCCACTGTTAACGCTTAGAGCGCTACAGTTAGGTGTGAGGCTTGAGGAGCTAGAGCTCTTAGAAGTGGGCGAGCTTATAGATGTGCTGACAGAGTCAGCCAATGACGGCTATGAGTACCCTGTCGAGGCTACTCAGGAAGACATGATCGGAGTATTTGGAGGTTAGTTAGATGGCCAGAAGCATTAAGGGAATAACCATAGAGATTGAGGGTAAGACCTCCGGGCTTGTTAAGTCCTTGAACGATGCCAACAAGGCTATCAAGGATACAGAGTACCAGCTTAGGCAGGTCAATAAGGCGCTTAAGCTCGATCCGGGCAACGCTGACCTCATTAAGGCTAAGCAGAACGCATTAGCCAAAGAAATTGAAGAAACAAAGAAGAAGCTCGATGCAGAGAAGCAGGCAGCACAGGATGCGGCAGAGGCGCTCGAGAAGGGCGCTATCACACAGGGTGAGTATGATGCGCTCCAAGCCGATATCGCCTTAACAACGAGTAAGCTTAAGGACCTCGAGAAGGAAGCTAAGCAGTCATCGTCAGTCCTTGGTCAACAGATGCAGGCGGCAGGAAAGAACATCAGGAACGTAGGCGAGGGCATTGCTACAGTAGGCGAGAAGCTCCTACCTATATCTGGCGCTATCACTGCGGCAGGCACTGCGGCGGTTGGTATCGCATCAAGCTTCGAGAGTGAGATGTCCAAGGTAGCCGCGATATCAGGCGCTACCGGTGACGATCTACAGGCATTAACAGATAAGGCTCGAGAAATGGGCGCCACCACTCAGTTCTCCGCTCAAGAGTCCGCCCAGGCTCTTGAGTACATGGCGATGGCCGGATGGAAGACTGAGGACATGATGAGTGGTATCGCGGGTGTGCTTTCCCTTGCGGCGGCATCCGGTGCAGACCTTGCCACCACATCTGATATCTTGACGGATGCCATGACGGCGATGGGGTATTCCGCTGATCAGGCGGGACACTTCGCAGATGTTTTGGCCGCTACTTCAACCAACGCCAACACCAATGTGGAGATGCTGGGTGAGTCGTTCAAGTATGTGGCGCCTCTTGCGGGTTCTATGGGCTATAGCATTGAGGATGTGGCCACTGCTTTGGGCTTGATGGCTAACAGCGGTATCAAGGCATCCTCTGCCGGTACAGCCCTTAGGACTCTCTTAACCAACATGGCTAAGCCTACAGAAGGGATGCAGAACGCTATGGATGAGCTCGGGGTCAGCCTCGAGGATGGCGAGGGGAATATGAAGAGCCTTGCTCAGATCATGACAGACCTACGGTCAGGCTTTGGCGATCTTAAGATGGCGCCAGAGGAGTTTGCAGCTGAGGTCGATAGCCTCAACAGCGCCCTCGAAGACGGCACTATCACGCAGAACAAATACGATGAGGCTATGGACGAGCTCACACAGAAAGCTTTCGGAGCCGAGGGCGCCCTTAAAGCAGAAGCGGCGGCGGCTCTTGCAGGTAAGCAGGGCTTGTCAGGACTTATGGCCATCGTTAACGCATCCGATGCGGACTTCGAGAAACTTACCAAGAGCATCTACGGCTCGGAAGGCGCCGCTTCTAAGATGGCCAATGTTATGCAGGATAACCTCGGCGGGGATGTTAAGAAGCTCAAGAGTGCTCTCGAAGAGCTTGCTATAGCCTTTGGTGAGTTGATCATACCTGTCGTGAGGGATGTCGTGGCCGTTATTCAAGAGATGGTTAACGACCTTAACGCTCTCGATGGTTCTACCAAGAAGACCATCGTCACGATAGGCGCAGTTGTAGCGGCGCTCGGCCCCGTCCTACTGATCGTCGGAAAAGTGGTATCAGCGATAGGCGCTATCACATCCGCAGTCGGCGCAGCGCTCCCCGTCATCACTACAGCCGTAGCCGGAATAGGCTCGGCGTTCGCTGCGGCAGGCACAGCGGTAGCAGGCGTAGCCACCACGGTAGGCGGGTTCATAGCCACAGCTCTCGCGCCTATACTCCCCATCATCGCCGCAGTCGGTGCCGCCATAGCGGCGGTCATCGTCGTGATCAAAAACTGGGGCAGCATCGTAGAGCTTGCCGGTATGGTATTCGAAGAGTTCAGAGATCTGCTTCTTAAGGCAGGGAACGCCATTAAGACAGGCCTCTCTAACGCCTTTAAGGCGGCAGGCAACGCCATCAAGGGCGTGTTTAATAACTTAAAGACTTGGGCGAGCAATGTCAGGACAGCCCTTGTGCAGACCTTCACTGCTCTGGGTGATGCCATTAAGGCAAGAGCTACAGGAATAGGCACGGCAGTGGTAGATGGCGTAAGCAAGGCGGTCAACTTCATCAAAGAGCTCCCAAGCAAGGTTTATACATGGGGCACCGATATGATCGACAGCTTCATCAACGGCATTAAGAAGAAGATAGCCAACCTGCAAGAGGCGCTACGAGGTGCGGCACAGAAGGTCAAGGACTTCTTAGGCTTCTCAGAGCCGAAGGAAGGACCGCTATCTAACTTCCACACCTTCGCACCGGATATGATGGATCTATTCGCTAAGGGAATCAAGGACAGCACCAGCGTGGTTACTCAAGCGCTTCAGACTTCTGCCAATCAGGCAGCCAGCGCAGTACAGACCGACTATACCGGAGTGCTCAGACAGATAGCCGCCAACACCGGCGCTACATCCGCTAACACAGGAAGAGCTACCGGCGATATCAACATAGCACTGAAGGTAGGATCTCAACAGTTCGGCAGAGCGGTGCTTAAAGCAGGACAGCTTAACGCATATAGGACGGGAGGACATTGATATGCTCGGAAGTAGATACATAAGCATAGCAGGATCCACGATACCGAATCCTACTAAATTCGACTACAGTTTCGACAGGATCGAGAAAAGCTATAAGACCGAGGCGGGCAATGAATATGTGCTTATTAAGGGCGGAAGCAAGCTAAGCGCAAGCCTTACGTTCCAAGCTACGAGCACTCTTAAGGCTACGCTTGAATCACTCTATACGAGTGCGGCGGCGGTCACTGTGGTGATCAAGAGCACCACATACACTAACTGCTTCATATCAAGCTTTTCGGCTGATCTGGTTAAAGATTCGGAGCGCACAGCCAACACAGACGGGCTGTGGGAGGTAAGTATAGATATAAGGGGACTTTAATATGTATAACACATCTGCTGCCTATAAGGCTGCACTCCTTAACAGAATACAGCGCCCAACGCTATCCGCTACGCTATTGATCAACAGGACTGTAAGTGGTGAGACCGTAGCGGCAACCTACAACCTCACCAATAACAACATCGTTGAAGGCTCGCTTAGCATCGATAGCCAGGGCGGGGACGAGAATAACATACAGCTCGGTGCGGTATTTGCCACAGAGGTAGAAGCGACTCTCTGCAACCTTCCGGATGCTATAGCAGTCGGGGACTTCAGAAGCGCATCAATAAGCTTTGCAGTAAGCTACGGTGCTGAGACCTTACCGCTCACACCTAGCTGTGCGATAGCAGAGGCTAAGTGGACACAGGAAGGCGTTAGCATCACGGCTTATGATGATATGTCGAAGCTTAACATACCCTTCAATATAGGGAACAGCACAGCGTCTGCTTCCAAGACCGCGTACGGATGGTACACCGCAGTGTGTACAGCTGCGGGGCTTACAGCTGGAACACCGGAGGCAGACTTCCAATACATCTGCAATGGTACGGCTACGCTTAAGCTATATAGCGCTGATGGCGTGAGCCTAACCACTGCACCTGATGGAGTGGACACATGGAGAGATCTACTGTTCTACCTCTGTCAGGCTCTTGGGTGCTTCGCTGTGATAAGCCGGGCGGGTACGCTTGACCTTGTACCCTACGGCTTTTCCGGCGCAATGAAGCCTTCGATAGCCACGATAGACCTATCCGCAGGTGTGGTCGATTCGGTAGAGATGGCGGACGGCTATATACAGTTCGGGGGCATTAAGGTTGAGGACTCGCAGGGGAATGCCAGATACTACGGCTACAAGCCAGATGAGTGCGATAAGATCATCACTGCATACAACAGGCGCATTGAGGAGCTGACCAGTCAAAGGCAGGCTGACAACAACAAGATGCAGGATATCGAGGCTGAGAGGAATGCTCTCGATAACGCATATAATGCCTGGCTTGATTGGTACGCAGACTACGTAGCACAGCGAGCATCGCTCCTAGCGGAGCAGGATGAGTGGTATTGGAAGTATCAGCAAGGTCAGATCACCGAACAGGAATACCTGGCTAAGCGTTCTGAGCTTAACCACGAGATAGAGACCTTAGACCTTGAATACCAGAGCAGGCGCATGAGCGAGGACGAGTACACCAAGCAGAGAGCGCAGTACACGGCTGAGATCAACGCCTTAGAGGAAGAGATCCAATCACTGACGGGGCTCATAGGTACATACGATACGATGATCACGTTCTACACCAATCAGAAGGACAGCGCCTATGCGGAATCGTCTAGCATTGATATGGGCTATAACCCTTTCCTTGGTGCTACATATTCAATCCTATGGTCTGACCCGTCTGAGACGGTTAAGTGGAATCTTGTAGAACTGGTCAAATATCTCAGGTATTATAACTTCAATGCTGACCTGATCGGGAACAACGGTCTAGACGTCGGTGACAGCATCACCATTAAGATGGACAGCGGAGAGAGCACACCTGGATACAGGGCTATGGTCAACGGATACACCTACGATGGTGATATCTTAAGCCTCAGAGGCTTTGGTGGAGCAAGTCAGCTTCAGGGCGTTAAGTCTAAGAGTGATACGGGGGCACGCACCAATATAAGCGTGCTGTTCAGTCAAGTAAGTGACCTACAGACCGGTATGGACTCGGTCTCCGAGAGAGTCAGGGATGGTAAGAGAGCTATCGCATCGGCTATCACTGACCAGGGCGTTAATACATCATCCGATGCGAGCTTTGACGCGATGGCTGGGAATATTCGTAGCATTAAGAAGGGTAACGGAATCATCGAGGATATCTCTTTTGGCGGTGTCTACACGAGGCACCTTGAGATCGTTGAAGAGTATACAGTTGTTTAAGGAGGAATTGGATGCTTACCGAGAACGGAAGAAAATATGTAGAGAACATAGGGTGCTCCACCAATAGCAACCCCGCAGGCACTAATTGGTTAAGGACTAGCGGTAACTATATAGACTTCTATCAGTACACGGTACCGGCTATGAGGAACTACTTCGGTGATACAAGCGTTGCAACACCTCATGAGGAGTCCCCCGCTGGCACGGAAAGCCTTTGGGGTAAATGGATAGGAATCGGCACGGGCGATACTGCTGAGACTGCAAACGACTACTGTCTCGATAACTTTGTTCAGTTAACATATGTTAGCGGAAGCGCGACTAATACAAGTGGCATCGTCAATATCACGCAAACATTCCAGAATGATACACAGTCCTCAGTCACGATCAAAGAAATCGGGTTGTACCTAGATATGGCAGGTTGGACTTTCCTGTACGCGAGGAAGGTGCTTGACGCGCCTGTCACTATCCCGATAGGGCAGTCCCGGGCGTTCACAGTCCACATAGATATTAACTCATAGGAGGTGCACAGATGATACAGATCACAGGACAGAGTATATACCTTACCAGAGGGGACTCCGCCACACTTGAGATAGACCTTAAGAGGCAGGGCACCACTACAGCGTATGTGATACAGGAAGGTGATACCTTCTACTTCCGTGTTAAGCGTAGCCCGAACTCAGAGCTCCTCATAGAGAGGGAGTTCGAAGCTACCGGAGAGAGCACCATAGCTCTTACGCTTGATCCGGAGGATACGGCAGACCTTCTTAACGATACAGACTACCGATACGAAGTTGAATTAGTGACCAGCTCAGGCTGGCACGATACGTTCATAGCTAACCAGCTCTTCCACATCGGAGTAGAATTGGAGGGACATGATGATTGATGGGTCAATAAGCTCAACCGGACATCTTGACGGCGCTATTGGTGGCACAGGTCTGATAAGCGGTGGCGTCAATGCCGGCGGTGGTGGTACGAGCGACTACCGGAACCTGATACACAAACCAAGTGTTAACGGTGAGACCTTAATCGGCGAGATGGACTCCGAGGACTTACATATCGTAGCTTGTAAGACCACAGCGGAGTGGGCGCAGCTTACCACGTTGGTGAGTAGAAAAGGTGAGATCTATGTCTACTCAGACGGCGGTGGAGAGAACAAGCCTATGATCAAGATCGGAGACGGTAATGCCTATGTGGTAGACCTTCCATTCGATACATCGATAGATGCAAGGATCACGGATGAGGATATAGCAAATTGGAACAACAAGGTATCGGTGAGAGCCGATGGAGAGAGATTGATATTCTATTAAGGAGGATAAGGACATGCCAGATATTAGTCAGATAACAATGCCCAGCGGGACAACATATAACATTAAGGACACACAGGCGAGGCAGGCTAAGAATTGGATCGGAATAACCACTACAGCTCTTACTGATGGTGCAGCAACGAACCCGATCACCATCAACGGAGAGAGCGTGACAGCCGTAGAAGGCAACATCGCCTCATACGATGAGGCAGAGTTCATCTTCAACGGCTCGGCATGGCAAGAGTTCGGGGATCTTTCCGACCTCGGAACCCTAGCTTATAAGGACAGCGCAAGCGGAAGCTATACGCCACAGGGTAGCGTAGCCGCTCCGGATATAACAGTGGCACCGACCACGGATACCATTAAGCCTGTCACTGATGTGGGAAGCATGCCCACATTTACAGTGAGCGGTGAGACGCTCATCATCGGCGCTGGTGCTGTGCCTACACTTGGCGAAGATAAGGCCTTCATGACAGGCGCATCAGCCACAGCGTCAGCTCCGGCATTCTCAGGAAGCCCTGCTACAGTAACAGTATCTTAGGAGGTGGCGCCCTATGGCAGATCTAAGCTCACTTAAGCCTGATGGACCAAGCGGCCCAGAGTACAACCTGAAAGATGCAACAGCGAGGAACGCGATACAGAGCTCCAAGACCCTCAAGTCTTCCGTAGTCACAGTCACCGATGCCGCACCCATCAACGCAGAGGACATCACGGTAGACATCACGCCTGTGCAAGACCTCCACGGCTATGACAGACCGTGGGCAGGGGGAGCGGGGAAGAATATTTCAAAACCTTACACATATACCGACACTAATAGTGGTATGACATTTGCCTATGACGGAACGTGTTCGTGTGTGTTGAATGGGACATCTAATGGCGATGTCGGAAGACCACTTATTTCTGAGGCTATAAGTAACGGGTACACATTCACGCTGATGGCAGGAACATATACTACTTCTGTCAGTGATGCCAATGTGATTGTGCAGGTGTACGATGAAAATTCTAATAGTATTTCCGACAGTAGGGAGAACCCGACTTTCACGCTTGCGCAAACAACAGTAGTCTTTGTCAGATTGTTTGTTACGCTGGGGAAAATGTTCTCCAACAAAACCGTGCGCTATCAACTTGAATCCGGCTCAACCGCCACCTCATACGAACCCTACTCCAACATCTGCCCCATAGAAGGACATACAGAGGCGAAAGTAGAAACAGTAGGAAATGTATTTTCTTATCCGAGTAATATTGATAATAATATAAGGTATCTCGGTATAAATGTTGGTGATGGTGATTTTACTCTTGAGACTACTGCACCTAAAGTTGGAGAAGCAAGTTATTTATTCTTGTTATCAGGAAATGTATCTTCTGGAGCAGATAATATATTAAATAATGTATGTAGTGGATATAGCAGAACAGTTGCATCAAGCAATGGATATGTAACTGTAGCATACAGAAACATTGCAAATGCAACACCATTAACAGCATATACAACATATTTGTATAAAGAAGGAGCAAAACATACCTACACCGCATCCTTCGGTGAGACTGTCTATGGCGGTAAGTGGCACGTTACTGCGGGTGGGACGGATAAGACGATGGCTGAGGCTATACTTAGTAGTCTGTCGTTTAGTAGATTGTATGTTCCAAGCGTAAATAAGACATACTTCTATGCCTCTATATCTAACGGAGCTAAGACAAGGGGAAACGAAGGACTTGACGGTGGCCTTTGCTCATGCTTTGAATTGGTGAGCTCCTATTGGCAAAATTTAGATAATGGTCAAATAACAGTCGGTTCGTCTTTTATTTCGGCCGATGTTTGCGCAGTTGTGGTTAGAGAGGACTCAATAATCACAGTAGAGGATTTTATGGCGGCTGTTTCTGGTCAACAGCTCACTTACGAACTCGCTACCCCCACCACCATATCAACACCCAAGCAGAACGTGCCGATGCTTCAAGGCATCAACACTGTCTCCGCTGACTGCGGTGATACGAGCCTTAAATATCAGCCCGACAATGTGATTGGTGAGCTGAAGGGGGAGATTGAGGATAGCATAATCTATGAGGACTTTAAGTGGACTACAGAGAGCTCACAGTCTTACAGTGCAGGAACGCCAGGAACATACGGAACAAGCTCTTCGCGAAGCGTAGCAAAAGAAGGCTACGATGTGATAGGAGTTACATTCGTAGAAAATAGACTACTTGGAGATTGTATTCTGACACTTAACTATATACCGTCAACGAGTCGTGTTGAGGTTATAGTCTTCAGAGCTACAAGCTCAGCCGTAACCATCGCTGATGAGGATATAGCATATAGAGTGGCTTACAAGAAGGCTTAGGAGATGGGTATATACAGAGTGTATATACTGTTCAATAACTGACCCTAACAACCTATACATCTACCGAAAGAGGTGATACAATGGATATGATTAATAAGCTTATTAAGTATGAGGAGAGCCAAGTAGGCTATCTCGAGAAGGCGAGCAATAAAGATTTGGAACCCAAAGAGGGACCGAATGTAGGCGATAAGAACTACACCAAGTATTCCCAGGACTTGATAGAGAAGATTGGTAAGCCCTTCATGAATGGGGCGCCCTGGTGCGTGATATTCCAACAGGATAGCTTTGTAGAGGTTTTTGGTGTTGAACAAGCTAAGAAGCTTCTGCACGTATGGACGATGTCCTGCACAGAGCTTTTGAACGCCTTCTCAGGCGCCAAAGAGGTACCCGAGATACCTCAAGCCGGTGATCTGGTTATCTTCCAGAACTCGAAAGGCTCAAGGCATATCGGCCTGATCTATAAGGTAGATCAGCAAAGGGTATACACCATCGAGGGGAACACCTCCGCAGCATCCAACGATGTGATCATGAACGGTGGAGGCGTGTTCAAGAAGAGCTATCTTAAGAAGAACAGCAAGATATACATGTACCTCAGACCGCAGTATGTGGTGGTACCTCAACCGGTGCTTAAGCGCACCAAGGTCAACCCGAGGTCAGAGGTAAGGCTTCTACAAGAGGAGCTTAACGGCCTAGGCTATATCGGTAAGGACGGTAAGAAGCTCGCCGTAGACGGCTCTTTCGGCGCCAACACCGAATACGCTGTTAAGGACTTTCAGAAGGTCAACGGTCTAGCCGTGGACGGCTCTTACGGACCGAGGACGGCTGCAATGCTGTACAGTATTCTATCAGAGGAGGCTTAACCAATGAACAAAGTTAAGTGGATATCGACTGTTATATTGAGCGCCTTAACGGCGTTCGCCCAAAAGTATGTAATGATCATCATCTTCGTGGCGATCATGGTGTTATTGGACACGGTGACCGGCATCATCGCCTCGATCGTATCCGGGGAGAAGCTCTCAAGTGAGAAGGGAGCTATCGGCTTCTGGAAGAAGATGGCGCTGTTCGCTGCGCTGGCATTCGGCTTCACTCTGGACTACTTCATACCTTATATGCTGACCTATGTTAACATCAAGGCGCCAGCGAGTGCAGTGTTCGGCATCGTGATCGGATGCTACATCGTGGTCAATGAGGCTATCTCAGTCTGCGAGAACCTATACAGATGTAATGATGAGATCCTGCCTAAGTGGGTGGCTAAGCTATTGACACAGTCAAAGGATACGATAGATAAGGTTGAATAGGCCGCACGGGGAACCCCATCCGCGTGTGGTGGTACAAATCCCCTTACTTATACAGGGAGGGCGCTCGATTGGTCGTTAAGACCGGTCGGGCGCCTTCTTTTTGTGCTGGAAAAAAAATATAAAAACTTGTAAAAAGGTGTTGACAAACACCGAAAAAGGTGTTAATATAATATCAGAAACAGAGAACAGCACCTAACAAGGAGGACAAAGATATGGAGAACGTAATGAGCAGAGCATGGGAGATAGCAAGAGAGGCAGTTAAGGCATTCGGTGGATCAGTTAAGAGCTACATCGCTGAGGCGCTCAGAATGGCATGGGCTGAGGTTAAGAGCTCTGTAGCAACCATCCTTGTTAAGGAATGGAAGGCTGAGCAGATCAACGAAGAGTGCCACAAGTTCCACTGGGTACTTGTTAGAACAGACAGACACGATGGAACCTACGCTCTTAACCTTACCGCCCCTATCATCAGAGAGACAGAGAAGGCTGTATATGTATCAGTTGAGGCTTGCACCTACGGCGAGAGCTACAGAGAGTTCAAATGCTGGATTCCCAAGAGCTGCATCGCTTAATAAGAATAAAAGGAGGATATGAATATGAACATAAGAGGATTAAAGAGGAATGCCGAGGAAGCTATCCGTCAGCAGACCAAACTGGCAAGTGAAGGTAAGGACTTCAGCACGGCAGTGCTGATGGAAGCAAAGAGGCAGATAGAGCTTATAGACTCTATCGTCCCTCAGATCACTCCGGAGGAGCGGCAGAGGATCAAGGCAGGTGCCCCCGGTATTGATAGAGATATGAGGGACTGCAAGGATATCAAAGAGAAGTATGGACTTTCCTGGAATGAGCTTAAAATGCTCAAGGACTTACAGATTGACGAGCCTAAGAGGATCAGATACCGGATTGACATCGTTAAGGCTCTGACAGACTCAGGCTACGTACTCCAAGAGCTGAGGCGTCAGCACAAGATCTCTGAGAGTACCTTGCAGAAGATCAGAAACGGAGAGCTGATCACGCTTAAGAGCTTAGAAGTGATCTGTGAGCTACTCGATATGCAGCCCGCCGATCTGATCGAATACTCGTAGATTTGTTACTAACGGAAAGGAGTGATTGATATGACAATGAGCAATTACGATGTCATCATAAGTAGGATAAGCGATCTTAACAGATGTAGGAGCTCACAGAGGCTCTTCGAAGAGAGCCTCTATGTGCAGGGGCTTATTAACGGGCTTAAGCTTGCGGAAGACGTGATAGGAACAGAAACCGCAAAAGCGTATGAGCGTCTCAATAAAGCTTTAGGCGATAAGGTTAACGAAATCACGGAGCGCCTTATATCTTGTCACTAACGTGTTACTAACGCAAATAAATACAAAAGAATACGGAGTGAATTAAAAAAGCCGTCAAGCCTTATGGTTAGCGGTCTGACGGCTATTTAGGAGGATAACGAAAAATGGCAAAAATCGATAGAAAAAATAAAACTGTATTACTAAACCCACGCAGTTATGCGGGTTAGAAGGCTCTTTTGTTACTAACGCGTCACTAATCGCGGTAGTCTGGTATCAGTCTTATCGCCTCTTGAAGCTCAGAAGTGGTCTTGTGGTTATACACACGCTGACCGACTTCTGAGCTTTTGTGTCCTAAGATCAGGTCAACGCATTTGCGGTTAGCCCCGGCACGGTCAAGCTCTGTCTCTGTGGTATGCCGGCACTCATGTATCAGCTTATCAGTCCATCTTGCCCACTGCGCATAGAGCTTGTTATAAGAGCCATCGAACACGTAGCCACGCTTCACATATCCGGATATGATCGGAAGGATAGCAGGGTGGATGGGTACGTATCTGTCCTTGCCTGCTGCCGTCTTGGATCCGGCTATGAGGTATCCTTCATTAAGGTCAACCCTATCAAGGTCAACATTCAACAGCTCTTGAGCTCTAAGGCCTGTGTAGATATAGACCAGGGCGATACGCGATAGCTCGCTGTTCTCTTTAAACAGCGCTCTGATCTGCTCCGGCTCCCATGGCGTTCTATCGGACTCTGCCTGAGCCTCTGACATAAGCGTATCTGAGTAGCGCTTAGTGATGATATCAAGCTCATAGGCATATTTGTCGAGATGCTTCCACAGGTTCCGGGTCATAGACTTAACACTCTGGGAAGGGCAGGCATCAACGCTGTCCTGCATATCCGTATATCTTATCTCGCTGTACCTCTTACCAGATAGATGCTCGATACGCTTATATTTATATATCAGATTTTTCGCATTACCGGCGCCCAACAAGGGCGCCTTTTTTTCTTTCCATCTTTCAAACAGCTCACCGAGAGTCATAGCAGCCGTGTCAATGTCCCACGGCTGCTTATTATATTCCGCAAGAAGGATGTTCCCTTCTTTCCTTGTCTTACAGTAGCCCACGGTCTTATAGATCGGATGCCCCTTATCATTCCAGCCTACAGTCTTACGGACGGCATAGGGGCGCCGTCTGTTCCCGGAAAGCTTAACAACAGAGCCATAGCCGTTAGGGTTCCTCATCAGGATCACCTTCTTCCTCAAGCTTCTGCTGCGCCATGCGGTGAGCTATATCAATAAGCATCTCCTTATCCCGATCAGACATAAGTCGATAGTAAGTAGATAGGCGCTTTAAAGCTCTTACTTCATACCCGGGAAGCTCGCCTTCTATGCGGTATGTGTCTCCTGTATCAGACACATGGAACTCAAGTGTGGTCTGGATAGGCGGAAGCACATCAGCCATAAGATCACGAGTATCGCACTCAAGAGCTTGCGCAATCTTGGCAAGCTTGAGCATCTTAGGCTCGCTCCTTCCAGACTTCCAATCACTGAAAGTCGACACAGTGATCCCCGCTCTTCTAGCCACCTCCGCATCTGATTTAATATCCCTTAAATCCCTTATCTGCCTATACACTTCATAGCTCATAAGATCCCTCCTTTCTTAATATCACGGAAATTCGAAAATAAGGCTTGACATTAACGGAAATCCGTGTTATTTTAATATCCGTGAGGGAAATACGGAAATCCGTCAATATCGAGCTAAATACTTTCAAGTGCTATTATATCGGAAATCCGTATTAAAATCAAGACTTTAATAAAGGAGGTTGAGAAATGGCACAGTACGAGCGATATGCTGCGCTTAGAGATCAGGCAGGGCTTACAGACTACGCAGTAGCCAAAAGGGCTGATATCGTAGCATCAACGCTATCAGACTGGAAGAGCGGTAGAAGCGTACCAAAGCTTCAGAAGCTTACTAGAATCGCGGAAGCAATCAATGTTAAGCTCGAAGATCTCATTGAGGAGGTGGACGCAGGATGACAGTTACGGAGGCGGCAAAGGTACTCGGTGTGAGTCCTCAGTTCATCCGAGTAGGTCTGCAGCAACAGCGCCTTCCATTTGGTGAGGCGGTCAAGATGTCTAAGCGGTGGGTTTATCACATTAACCCGGAAAAGCTAAGAAGATATATGAAAGGAGAGTGATAGGAATGAAAAGGGGAGTGTATGGCACGATAGTGATCGCCGCAGTGATCATACTGATCGGCGTAGCAGGCGCCTCAGACAATGAGGCTATAAACATCATTAAGGCAGATGCGCTGTGCGCCTTAAGCCTTGCGATGGTAGGTATAGGACTGTTCGGTCTGTACCTCGAGGACGCAAGGGAAAGAAATAGTGTAAGGAGGAAAAGTAGGGATGAGTATTGAAGCTATGAAGCGATACGTTCTAGCGCGTATCAAGCCCGGAGATGTTAGGAAGATGTACATCAACGGACATGAGAGGGATGCAGTAGTGGCGGGTGTATATCCACACCACGTATCGATACTGTACCAAACCAAAAGCCCGCTACAGCGGACATGGGTACGCACCAGCTACACCTGGTACGATATGATGATCTTATTAGGAGGTATTAAGAAGCATGTTAATTAAAGTCAAAGTTAGATTCGAGCTTGAAGGGAACGAGAGGAGGGTGCTAGAAGGCTTAGGGCTCCTTGACAAAGCACCTGAGGAAGGGGTATTCAAGGAACCGCTAACCGCTGAAGAGGCGAGTGAGGAGCTTGGTAAGGTCGCTGAGGCTGTCGAGGATAGGGCAGATTCAAGCGAGGGCAAGCCTAAGAAGGCTAAGGCAACAAAGAGTACGCCTAAGGAGGAAAAGGCGGTTCCTGAGGCTCCTGAGATTAAGGAGGACGCACTTAGGGAAGCGTTCTATGCAGCCATGAAGGCAGGCAAGAAGGATGAGGTTAAGGCTATCCTTGCTGAGTATGGTGTAGGCCGTGTCAGCGAGATACCCAAGGACAAGAGAGCCGAGGCTATCGAGAAGGCTAAGGAGCTTATGTAGGAGGTGAGGGGATGACTGACCACAAGGAAAGGCTACACGCCAAGCTTGCAGCTTCCGCCTCTAAGAGATGGCTTAGCTGTCCCGGCTCTGTGGCTCTGTCTGAGGGCTTCCCGGACAGCTCGTCAGTATATGCGGATGAAGGCACTCTGGCTCATGAGCTGGCAGAAGAGCTTATCAACAAAAAGGGCAGATCTGGGATATCGATTAAGAGGAAGATCAGAGACTTCTATGCGGAGCACGCTGACCTCAAGGGGACCTATGAAGAGATGGAGGAGTACGTCATCCCTTACTTCGAATGGGTGAGTGAGGAGCTTAACGCTTTAAAGCGTGCCGATGCAGGGGCTATACTCCGGACAGAAGAGAGACTTGACCTCACGGAGTGGATACCGGAGGGCTTTGGTACCTCGGATGTGGTGCTACTCGGTGGGGGCACTTTGGAGATCATCGACCTTAAGTACGGTAAGGGCGTACCTGTCGAAGCGGGAGGGAATACGCAGATGCGTATATACGCCTTAGGCGCATATGCTCTGATGAGTATGCTGGCAAGCATTGATACGGTCCGCATGGCGATCTACCAACCTCGCCTTGACAATATCAGCGTGGCTGAGATGCCGGTGGAAGATCTGCTTAAGTGGGGCGAGGAAGTATTAAAGCCCGGAGCGCAGTTAGCTCTTACCAAGGACGCGCCAAGGGCAGCAGGCGATCACTGCCGGTTCTGTCCTGCTAAGGCAAGGTGTAGGACAAGATACGAGGCCAACATGGCAGTAGCGCAGAAATGCCAGGAGGGCCTGATCAGCCAGGAAGAGGTAGCAGAGGTGCTATCCGTAGCTGATGAGGTGGCTAAGTGGCTTGACGAGGTCAAGGAGCAGGCTTTGACGGATATGCTAAACGGAGAGAAGATCCCCGGATTTAAGGTGGTTGAAGGAAGGTCTAACCGGAAGTTCAACGCACCGGAAGAGAAGATCGTAGGCATGGCAGAGGCAGCAGGCTTTGACGAAGCTCTGCTATATGAGAGGAAGCTATTAAGCCTTACAGCCATAGAGAAGCTGATGGGTAAGAAGCGGTTCGCTGAGGAACTTGGTAGCATCGTAGAGAAGCCGGAGGGCAAGCCTACGATAGCACCTGAGTCAGACCAGCGTCCTGCTTTGAGTAAGAAGAAGGCTGTCGAGGACTTCGATGGCGAGTTTGGAGGAGCGGATGAATAGAGGATGTTATATCGTAGGCTTTTGGGACAGAGTTGAAGCCGTTATCAGCAAAACAGGCCTCAGCAAGAAGCAGGCGAGGCAGTACTATGGGCAAAATGTAGAAGCACAGAGAAAAGCGCTCGAGGACGAAAGGCTTGAGTTTGAAGTAGAAAAAGAAGAATTTTTTGACAGTTTATCCCTTCTTGAGACCGCCGAATGCCGGGACCGCTTAAGACTCGCGTTCATATATAAGCAGACAGTAGAGCGCCCAGCAGACCCCTATGCTAGAGCATTTTATAACCAAAGTATCGGAGCTATCCTTGCGGGTGGCCCTTTACCAAATATTAAGAAGAATAAAGAATAAAGGAGGACATAAGATATGTCAGTTAACGGAACTAAGGTGATCACAGGAGTGGTAAGGGCTTCATTCGTCCATGTATTCAAGCCCTATGCAGTTAAGGCCGATCAGGAGGCTAAGTACAGCATTATGGCTCTCATCGATAAGAACGATAAGGCTACCATCAAGGATATCAGGGCAGGTATCAAGGCGGCTATCGATCAGGGTACTTCTACCCTTTGGGGCGGTAAGGAGCCTAAGAAGCTACATATACCTCTTAGAGATGGTGATGATGAGAAGGATACGGAAGAGCATCCTGAGTATGAGGGCATGATGTTCTTTAATGCTTCCAGCAAGAGAGCCCCGGGGCTTATCGACAGGCACAAGCAGGAACTCTTTGACGAGGAAGAGCTTAAAAGCGGGGACTATGTTAAGCTTTCCATCAACTTCTACCCTTACAGCGTATCAGGCTCTAATGGTATAGCCGTAGGGCTTAACAATGTGATGAAGTGGAAGGATGGCGAAGCACTCGGAGGTGGAAGGGTAGCAGCTTCGACCGACTTCGATGGCGAGTTCGATGATGGTGAGGACGAGGAGGATATGGATGACATCTTATAAGGAGTGCGGGATTGATATAGAGACATACAGCTCCGCCGATCTGATCAAGTACGGCGTGTATGCCTATACTGACAGCCCGGACTTCGAGGTGCTCCTTGTAAGCTACTCTATAGACGGAGGTGAGGTTGAATGTATCGACCTCACCTCTAATGATAGAGTAGAGGACTTCCTTGATATCCTAAGAGATCCACGCATCATTAAGACGGCGTACAATGCCAACTTCGAGCGCACCTGTTTAGCCAGGCATTTTGGCGTTGAGTGCGATCCCGATCAATGGCGGTGCACGGCTGTGCTTGCGGCACAGCTCGGTCTGCCAAGGAGCCTTAAGGCAGTAGGTGAGGCCTTGGAGCTTCCTGAGGATGCTGCGAAGCTTAAGACCGGCAAGGCCTTAATAGACTACTTCTGTAAGCCATGCAGACCTACTAAGGCTAATGGTCAGAGGCTAAGGAACTTTCCTCATCATGCGCCGGACAAGTGGGAACTCTTTAAGGAATACAACAAGCAGGATGTGGTAGCGGAACAGGAGATCAGGAAGAGGCTCGTCAAGTTCTGCCCGAACGACTTTGAGCAGTCGCTCTGGTCAATCGACCAGAGGATAAACGATCGAGGGGTAAGGCTTGACCTTGATATGGCAGGCCGAATCGTAGCGCACGATGACGCACGCACAGGGGCTCTTCAGGATGAAGCCAGGGAGCTTACAGGGCTCAGCAATCCTAACAGCCTGGCACAGCTTAAATCGTGGCTTAACAGCCAGGGCGTTAAAGCCGACACGCTCAACAAGGCTGATGTAGCGGCTTTCCTTGCATCGGATATTCCGGACAAGGTGCGCAGGGTGCTAGAGATCAGACAGAGTACAGGCTTAAGCTCTATCAAGAAGTATTCGACCATGCTCAATATGGCGTGCTCTGATCAGAGATGCCGGGGGATGATGCAGTTCTACGGAGGACATACAGGCAGATGGGCTGGAAGAGGCTTACAGCCACAGAACCTTGCACGCCCTGATATGGAGCTGTCAGACCTCAATATAGCGAGGGAGCTTGTTAAGGCATCTGACTGGGAAGGCGTGGATCTTCTCTTCGGTGACCCCGCGCCGGTGCTGTCCCAACTTGTTAGGACAGCCTTCATACCTTCTGAGGGTAGGCGCTTCGTGGTATCGGACTTCGGACAGATAGAAGCAAGGGTGCTTGCATGGATAGCCGGAGAGGATTGGAGGCTTGACGTATTCGAGAGCGGTAAGGATATCTACTGCGAGTCAGCTTCGAGGATGTTCGGGGTTCCTGTGGTCAAGCATGGCGTTAATGGCGAGCTTAGGCAGCAGGGGAAGGTAGCAGAACTGGCGCTTGGATATGGCGGCGGTGTAGGAGCTATTAAGTCGATGGACTCAAAGGGCGCTATCCCGGAAGAGAATATCGAGGGCATCATACAGGACTGGCGGTCAGCCTCACCGAGCATTGTTAGGTTTTGGAGGCAGTCTGAAGCCGCAGCCATTAAGGCTGTGAAGGAAGGTCGAGCCTCATACAGGGGGCTGATATTCCGGAGAGAGCACATAGATGAAAAGGTGTGCCTGAGGGTCAAGCTGCCAAGTGGTCGGTGGATATGCTACTTCGATGCCAGGATAGAGGATGGAGCCTTTGGAGAGCAGTTAAGCTATGCTCACGCTAATCAGACCACGGGAAAATGGGAACAGACAAGGACATACGGCGGAAAGATCACCGAGAACATTGTGCAGTCTATAGCAAGGGACTGCTTAGCAGATAAGATGACAGAGGTTGACAGGCGAGGCTATGAGATCGTGTTCCATGTCCATGATGAGATGATCATCGACACGGACAGAGAGGGAGCAGTCGAAGAGATAGACCAGATCATGGGCGAGCCTATAGAGTGGGCAGATGGACTGCCTCTGAAAGGAGATACATTTGAGTGCGAGTTCTATAGAAAGTAAGTTAGAAGTAGGCAGGTGAATAGATTGAACAGTGTAGCTGATATCAAGCAAGAAAAGGATAAGAGAGAGCATGATCAGAAGCTCTGGGTAAGCACCGGCAAGAACCGCTTCGAGAGCGAGTGGAAGAACAAGCGTATCTACTGGTCTGACCTGCTTAGGAAGCTCGAAAGCCCTACGCGGACTTCCGAGACGGTAGCCGAGTATAAAGCCATGAGCAAGGACGAGCAGTTAAGGATCAAGGATGTAGGCGGCTTCGTAGGCGGTCAGCTTGAAGGCGGTCAGAGGAACGGCAGGTCTGTCAGGTCGAGGGATGTTCTGGCCTTCGATCTTGACAACGCACCAAAGGACTTCCCTGAATGGTGCATGATGGAGATGCCATACAGATGGGCGCTATATAGCACGCACAAGCACACGCCCGACAAGCCACGCTATAGGCTTCTGCTGCCGCTTGACAGGGAAGTAAGCCCGGATGAGTTCCAGGCTATAGGCAGGAAAGTCGGTGAGCGCATAGGTATGCAGTACCTTGACCACACCACCTTTCAGCCACACAGGCTGATGTTCTGGCCTTCTGTATCCGCAGACGGCGAGTATGTATACGAGTCGAACGAGGGTGAGCCTATTAAGGCTGACGAGGTGCTTAGTGAGTACCCGGATTGGACAGACCAGTCCTATTGGGCTTTATGCCCCGATGAGATCAGGGTCGGGAAGGACAGAAAGAGCAAGCAGCAAAACCCCTTAGATAAGCGCGGTATGGTTGGAGCGTTCTGCCGGACATACTCTGTGCCGGATGTGATAAGTGAGTATCTGTCTGAGGTATACGAGCAGTGTGAGGGCAAGCCTAACAGGTACACCTACAAGCTCGGGTCCACAGCCGGAGGCCTGGTAATCTATGATGATGGGCTGTTCGCTTATTCCAATCACGCCACCGATCCGGCAAGCGGTATGGACTTGAATGCCTTCGATCTGGTGCGCGTGCATCGGTTCAGTGATCTCGATGATGAGGTTAAGCCAGGCACTAGGGCTGACCGTATGCCGAGCTATATGGCTATGTGCGAGCTGGCAGCAGGTGATCAGAAGGTAAGGCGCTTGATGCGTGAGGAGCGTATGGCTAAGGCCTTGGAGGACTTTGATGGCGAGAGCCTTCCTGAGGAAGATGGTACGGATGAGTGGCAGGACAAGCTTGCCGTGCACCCAAAGACAGGCGAGGTGCTTAACAGCCTTCAGAATCTACAGCTCATCATGATCAACGATAAGAGCCTTAAGGGGCTTGCCTACAATGAGATGGAGAAGCTCCCATATCTGACTGCGGATGTACCATGGCGGAAGATGGGCGCAGAGGCTACTTGGTCAGATATGGACGAGAGTAACCTATATGTCTACCTATCAAACCATTATGCAGATTTTAGGAAGCAGGACATACAGGCAGTGGTTGACGCTGTGGCGCTTAAAAGGGCTTACCATCCTATCAGGGACTATCTTAACAGCCTGCCTGCTTGGGATGGCGTGGAGAGGGCTAAGAGGCTCTTCATCCAGTATCTTGGAGCAGAGGACTGCGAGTATGTCAGAGAGGTGACAGCCCTATGGCTTACTGCGGCAGTGGCGAGGATATACCAGCCTGGCATTAAGTTTGACAATGTGATCGTGCTGTCAGGTCCGGGTGGGATAGGTAAGAGTACTCTGCTTGACCGGCTCGGCATGGAATGGTTCAGCGACTCCCTAACCTTCGAGGATATGAAGGGCAAGGAAGGATCAGAGAAGATACAGAGCACATGGATCAATGAGATAGCTGAGCTTAAGGGCATGCGTAAGGTTGACGTGGAGAGCGTTAAGAGCTTCATATCAAGGAGAGTCGATAAGTACAGGCCTTCATATGGTAGGCACACGGTAGAGCGCAGAAGGCGCTGTGTGTTCATAGGAACCTCGAACAATGGCTCCTATCTTAAAGATCTAACCGGCAATAGACGGTTCTGGCCTGTGCCCTGTGAAGGCAGAGGATCTAAGAAGGCCTGGGATCTTACCAAGGACGAGGTAGCGCAGATCTGGGCAGAGGTCAGAGAGGTGTTCTATGAGATGGTGTATGGCACTAACCTATATCTTAGCCCGGAGCTTGAAGAGGAAGCTGCCAAGAGGCAGACGCAAGCTTTGGAAGGCGCAGAGCAGGAAGGCATGATCGGAGAGTACCTTGATCGGAAGCTGCCTATTGACTGGGATGCCATGGATACAACTGAGCGCATTGACTGGCTCCTGAGTGACAAGAAAGGCGTAGAGGAAAGGCAGACTGTATGCGTGGCTGAGATATGGAGCGAGTGCTTCCGGATGGCTGATGTGAGGCGCAAGCGGTCGGATTCTGACGAGATCGTTAGAACGCTTTTAAGGCTTGGATGGGTTCCGGCTGGATCGAAGAGAGTAGTCGGATATGGCGTTCAAGCTTGCTTCATAAAGGCAGAATCAGATAGTAATTAAGATGTAATTAGATAGGCATTTTGTAATTATCCGAAAAGGCTAAATACAGAGCCCTTTGAAATTAGCTTTTGAGGATAATTACACTAATTACACAAGAAATGACTTAAAATAAGGCTTTCTACAATACTGTAATTAGTAATTAGTAGTATAAAAGTATATAAAATATATGTCATATGGGTGTGTGTGACACGCATATACACGTCTATACGCGTGCGTGCGCGCGAGAACGGAGGTTGAATGGAGGATCGAGAAAGTACTGTTGAGGCAAGACTCAGGATAGGCGTAGCCAATGCTGGAGGTAAAGCTTATAAGTGGGTAAGCCCTGGTAATGCGGGGGTGCCGGATAGGCTAGTGATCATGCCAGGCGGAAGGGTGTACTTCGTTGAACTTAAGAAGGTAGGAGGTAGGTTGAGCGCTAGGCAGAAGGCGCAGATCAGGAAGCTTACCAGCAGAGGATGTGAGGTAAGAGTCCTTATCGGTGCCGATCAGGTTGATGAGTTCCTTCGGGAGATAGGAGGTGAGGCAGGTGGAGCTTAGACTTCACGATTATCAAAAGAGATGTGTTGAATATATCTTAGAGCATCCGGCAGCAGGGCTGTTCCTTGACATGGGACTCGGCAAGACTGCCATAAGCCTTACAGCCGTAGCAGAGCTTATAGATAGGTGCGAGGTAGCTAAGGTGTTGGTGATAGCACCTTTAAGGGTGGCAGAAGACACATGGAGCAGGGAGGCATCTAAGTGGGACCGCCTTAAGCATTTAAGAGTTAGCAAGATCTTAGGCAGTCCGAAGCAGAGGATACAGGCCTTAAAGGCAGATGCCGATGTCTATGTGATCAATCGAGAGAATGTGGTGTGGCTTGTTGAATACCTTGACCAGATCCCTTGGGGCTGGTGCTTTGATATGGTGATCCTTGACGAGCTTTCGAGCTTTAAGTCTAACACGGCTAAGAGGTTTAAAGCCTTAAAGAAGGTTAGGCCATTGTGTGAGAGAGTGGTAGGGCTTACCGGCACCCCCGCTGCCAATAGCTTGATGGATCTGTGGGCAGAGATGTATCTGTTAGATCGAGGTGAAAGGCTGGGCAAGAGCCTAACTAAGTTCCAGCATACCTACTTCAAGCCGGCATACGGACAGGGCTATGTGGTCTATAAGTGGTCTATCCTTCCCGGAGCCGATAAGGCGATCACTGATAAGCTTAAGGATATCACTGTAAGCATGAAGGCGGAGGACTATTTGGAGCTTCCTGAACTTATAGAGCAGACGATATCTGTCAAGCTTCCGGATAAGGCTCTTAAGGCTTACAGGAAGATGGAGCAGGAGTATATCGTTGACTTCGATGATGCCGAGATAGAAGCATTTGATGCTACTTCCGTCCTTAACAAGCTGATGCAGATGTCTAACGGCTTCGCATATTCGGCGGAAGGCACGGTGCGGATCCACGAGGCGAAGCTTGAAGCCTTAAAGGAGATCATAGAATTTAGTGATACGCCTGTTCTGGTGTTCTATACGTTCCAGGCTGACCGTGATCTGATCTTAGAGAAGATACCGGGGAGTAAGCAGCTTAAGGATGATGCAGATATCACAGCTTGGAATGATGGTAAGATTCCGGTCCTTGTGGCTCACCCGGCATCCTGCGGATATGGCCTAAACCTTCAGGAAGGCGGGCGAGTGATGGTGTGGTATGGGCTCCCATGGAGCCTTGAACAGTACCAGCAGGCAGTAGCAAGGCTGCACAGACAAGGACAGAAGCTTCCGGTGCTTAACTATCAGATCTTAGCTGAGGGGACAGTCGATGAGAATGTAGCAGCAAGCCTAGAGGCTAAAGATGTAACGCAAGAGAGCCTTTTGAGGCTATTAAAGGCAAGGAGGTGATAGCATGAGGACTTCAATACGTGGCTTTGATGCAGGTGTAGCCCACGCCATAGCGGAGTATGCGATGGACTGCTTCCGGGCGGACTGGGAGAATATACACCCGGACAGTCAGGTGGAATACCTCGACGAGATCTTAAGCCGTGACCGCATGATGCTTACGATCAGGGTGAGGATTGATGTGTATGAGCGAGAGCTTAACCTCATCATGTACTCTGACATGTACACCTGCGCTGAGCACATATACGGTGAGCTGTGGAAGGAGGGGATAGCCCTTGGAGTGTAAAAAGCAGTTCTTTTGCAGGAAAGACGATATTGATGACTATTGCTGCAGAGATGACGGACAGCCGTGTGCGTACCTTGGTACAGAGTGGCGCTGTCCGCATCATCCTGACCATTGGGGCTTCAGTGATAAGCCGGTAGACCTGTGTCCGATCTGCGGGTCGGATAAGCTCAGGACTACCGCATCTAGGGTAAGGCCTATGGGGCAGAGATGGCGCAGAAAGAGGTGTGAGTGCTGTGGTGCACGGTTCAGCACATTAGAAGTAATGATATATGACAGAGATGAGGAGGAATCAGATGATACGTAGCATATTGATATCGATGTGTGTGATTGGTAGCCTTACCGGCTCACCGGCACTGATAGCATCATCGGCAGGAATGCCGACAGAAGTAGCCAGTAGGTTGACGGACGTCTATGTACCGCTTGAGGACGCCTATACAGATGAGGAGCTTAACCTGATCTATCGGGTTGTGCAGACAGAGATGGGAGGATGTGACACCATGGAGAAGAGCTATGTGGCGAGTGTGATCTTCAACATGATCAACCATCCGACTAAGCGATTTGGTAAGACGGTCAAGTCTGTGATCACACGCCCGAACCGGTTCTGCATTGGCAGGCACAAGCGGATAAGCGAGTCAACCAAGGAAGCCGTCAGAATGGCTTACGAGGAGAACACGGCTCCGGGATGCTATGCATTCCACTGCATGAAGAGACGTAAGCGCTTCGCTGGGTGGGATTATAAGTTCAGTGACAAATACGGCGTACACTACTACGGTGAGTAAGGAGGAATGAGGATAATGCAGCGAATAATTGATATAGACGAAGATGTAATGATTACAATAACACGGATGGGGTTGTTAAGAATCCCCGATGAAATGCAGAAAAAGGTTGATAAGGCAATTCAACGTGGAATACCACTTCCGAAAGGACACGGCAGATTGATTGATGCTGATGCTTTTGCTAAGAAACTGGAATATGCGTCTAAGAGGCAGAAATACAAAGAGTTACTAATCAAAGACCTTTTAACTGTTGATGATGTATTCGAAGCTGTTATTGAGTCTCTAAAAAATGAAGGGCTTGCAGAAGGTGATGCGCCGACAATCATTGAAGCAGATACAGCAGAAAGTGAGGACAAGGAATGAGTAAGAAATTAAAACCATTTTTAGCTCATAGCGAGCTTACGGATTGTATTTATATTATTGATGGAAATGATAAGTATGAAGTCACAGAACAATGTATTAAGGCAATGAAAGCAACTAATAGAATGGCGAATGTGCTTGATAAGATAAGAGCCGAGATAATGGATTTTGAGGAAGAATTATTCCACAGACCTAATACCGATTATTCCGATTATGCCGCAGTAAGACATTGCGTGGAGATTCTCGACAAGTACAGAGAAAGCGAGGTAGAGTGATGGCTAATATAGATAAGGCTTTCGGTGTGATGGCTTATTGCCGTGGCGTTCTGAACACGCTAACGCCTGACATAGAAAAGGCTAAGGCAGCTTTAGATAGCAGGGATCCTGATGATATAGCCCTGGATATCGGGCTGGCTGAGGCAAGACTTGAGGCGGCATTGTTCCAGCTTATAAAGGCGCGTAAGATACTGCAAGCAGCGCAGGGGCTGATAAAAGAGGGGGTGGAGGATGTTTCTGTTCCAGGTCAACGAGATGTTAAGTGAGATAAGCTGTGCCGATGAGGACGAGGTTGAAGCTGTAGCAATGGCTAGGGCTTCAGTCGATGAGGTGCAGTACCTGATCAGGGAGCTGACCGAGCGAGAGACGGATAGCGCAGACAGGTCGGGTATGTCTGATCTGAAGACCGAGGCATATTACTGGGACGGTTCCAGAGATGCTTACGCCTATGTCCTTAATATTTTAAAAAATTTTTTGAAAAAAGTTGAAAAAAGTTAGTTGAGTGCTATATGTAGCACTGAGTGTTAATTCGATATGTGATATTCTATAAGAGCCGGAGCAGATGTTCCGGCTCGAGGTGCTTATGGAGATATACAAAACATACAAGTGGAAGCTTAAGAGAGAGAAGATCTTACGGCGTGACATGTATATGTGTCAGCTGTCCAAGAGATATGGAAAGGCTAGACAGGCGGATACCGTCCATCACATCTTTCCGGTGGAATACTTCCCGGAGTACGCTTGGTGCGATTGGAACCTGATAAGCCTCAGCAACGCTGAGCACAATGCTTGCCATATACGCGATACGCATGAGCTATCGCCTAAGGGCTTGGAGCTTCTTAAGCGGACTGCGCTGAAGCAGGGCATAGACATCTCGGAGTTTTTGGAAAGTTATCAACGTGGGAATTGTTGACAGACAGACACGCCCCCACCTGAATGTAGGAAATATGCGGTGGGATAGAC